AAGTCTATTATATAATGTAGTCTTACCACTACAATCAGGACCTTCAATATTAATATTAAAAAATCTCATTTTAAACCTTTTTTATTTTATATTATAATCACAAATATATAATTTTATCATATTTAAAAACATATTTAAAAACATATTTAAAAACATATTTTAGGAGAATATAAATATGAGAATTACAGAAAGACGTTTACGCTCAATTATTAGAAGTGTTATTAGAGAGTCACTGGATCCTGATTATTTGATACCTCAGGCTAGGGATACAAGTTATGATCCTGTGAATGACGCTATTGCAAAAGTTGAAGAGGAGATAAACTCATGTGGAGCTAGTTTTAGAGTTCTTCCTGAGTTCGAGAATCAGGACGAATATTATGCAGATGGAGACGGCGTATATCGCATTCCTTGTGTAGTAGATGGTGTCGAAGGGCATGTGGATATTAACTCATCCGGCATAATTGTGGGTCACACCTTTCATGCAAATACAAAACTTAATAACTTATTCTAAGAGTAAAAACTTGAGTTTAATCAAAAGCGTTAATCTTTTTAAGTTTAGCGAGGCTTGATGACATACCCCATCCAGTATCATTCTTCACGTCAGCTAGCCACGTACTAAACTCAATATCACCTTCCATATCACCCCAGACACGCAACCAACCACTGCGATTGTCTGAATCAACACATTTCCACCGCATAAATGCCTTACCATTCTTTGTCGTTTTTCTAATCACTTCAGTCACAGTAAACCAGCCAATTCCTCTTTCACCTTCAGATACGTCAAAAACACTTCCAATTGCTTTCTGTTTTAACTTATTTAATAACTTAGGTGGAAACAAAAGGTCGTCACTTGCGTCATTACTGAGTTCAAAATAATTCTTAATTTTAGTACCTCGAGACCAATCGCTAACAACTTTATACTTTGATAATAACTCTTCAACTTGAGGCACTAATTCTTCACCAGCTTTCTCTGCTTTTTTTATCGCACTTTTTGTCATTCCAAATCTACCTTTCTTAAGTGCGGTATAGTTATCAAGAATCAAATCATGCATCTGCTTGTGATTCTCAAGTTCACCATTTTCGAACTCCTGGAGGGACTTAAATGCTTCCATTTTTGTTAGCGAAGAAAAAGCTGTTTTATTTAACTTCGAATGCTTCCATTCTCCTTCTTCATTATAAAATAGATCTTCTAAATTTTTGTATGGCCTATTTGCAAATACTTCTTCAACTGCTTTGTCACCTACTCCTTTGAGTGATGTTAAAGGCGGAACAAATGCCTGTAAAGCTTGAGAGAATTCCCACTCAGTGCCAGAGTGATTAATATCAATAGCTGCAATTTCGTAGCCAAACGACTTAATCTCTGAAATAGCTTTTGACATTCCTTTAGGATTACCATTCTCAGATTGAAGAATCGTTGCCAACCATTCTGTTTCATAGTGTGTATGAAGCCAAGCAGCATAGTAAGAGTCAATAGCATATGCAACTGCGTGCGAGTTAGACTGCAAAATACCATTGCTTAAATAATATTGGTGATCATGATGCGCAACTTCTAAGTCGTATGTCTGTTGCTTACCAGTAAATTCAATTGATGAAATACGAGGCATTATAAACCTTTCTTTTTAATTTATTATATTGATAGTGAATAATAATTTACACGTATGATTTGCCGAACAACCATAATCCTCTATTTTTATTAGACACAACGCTAAAGATTTTATCTAAAGTTTCTTGTTTAAACTTTCCATTTTCTTTATAGTCATACTCGTCATAAGAAACTCTAATCACAGTCCAACCTTCTTCTACTAATACACAGTTCAATTCTTTGTCTTTCTTGCTAACTTCATTAAGATTACCTTTTTTCTTAAATACATCTTTAAAATGATGTATTCCGTCAAATTCTATTACGATTTTATCTTCTAAGGACATGATATCAATTTGTCTAATGTTTGTCTTAGTAGATAAAAACTTGCCAGTTCTTTTAAGAATTTGATTTCGCTTAAATGTATTAGGAAAAAATTGATCTACAACATTAAATAAATCAATCTCAGGTTTAGACTGCCAAGACTTATGCATAACTGAAGTGCATTTTTCATAAAACTCTTCTGGATTATTTTCACGCCACCTTGTTAATTGTGCTGATCTTTTATCTTGTATGTCTTTTCTACTAGACGTTTTCTTAGCTGTTTCTGAAGATCTTTCTATAAAGTCTTTCGTCCTGTTCAGTCTAGACAAATTTTGTCTCCTTGCTTCTCTTGCAGAGTCAGACTTCATTATGCCTTCAGATATCTTGCAGCTAAGTTTTTCAAAGTATGTGGTAAGATCTTCACCTTTTTCTTTAGCTCTATTAATCCAATCACCATTTATTTTAGCAGTTTCTGAATATATATTTTTTGTACTATTACATACAGTAGGTCCATACTCCTTTTCATACTCAGATTTAGATAATAAATGATTTCTTTTAACATGTGCTGTTATGCTTTTTCCTTTAAAGTTACATATTTTACATTTTACATAATCTATGCCTTCTATCGCTTGTAACAAATAAACTTCACATTTCTTCTGGTGGTTATTTAGCCCAGACTTGTTTACATAGCTTTTTCCGCACACACAATTGAAAGATCTTCTTGTATTATGAACCATAGCGGCAACATCCTCCCGTCTTCAACTCTAAACTTATGATGCATTGTACATTCAACACTTTGTCCATCTTCAAGCGTAATCTTGAATGTTGGAACTTCTCCATGGTCATGGTTTGCCAAAACCTGCGTAAATATATCTTCTTTGCTTTCTTCATCTCTAGACTTAATATAAACACCTGGGACAACATCTTGAATCTCCTTTGTTGCTAAAAAGTTTCCACTATGATCATAAGTATCTACTAAAGTATCAAACAGTAAACTTTTATTAAAGCCGTAAACACTGAAGAATTCTATCTCTGCCCATAACTTAGACGATACAGACTCAGGAACATCGTTTAACTCTTTAGCACCCTTAATAAACTTATCACGTGCTATAGCCTTTTCAGAACCTTTTGAATGTAATGTATCTAATGACTTCTTAACCAGTGTCTTACGAAGCTTATCACTTTCGCCCGGATCAAAGCCTGCTAGCTTCTGTGCCAAAAGCATAAACTGTTCTTGAAACGTCACAAAGCCAAATGTCGGCCCTAAGATTTCCTTAATAATAGGATGATCGTATTTAATTTGATCTGCGCTTTGCTTTGCTTTAACATATTTCTTATGTACATTTGCCTTAAGCGGGCCAGGGCGATAAATAGCTGTAAGAGCTGCTAACTCTTCAATGTTTTCAGGTTGTGCTTCTAAAGAGAACTGTCTTGCCCCTTGATTAGTAAACTGGAAGACACCAGCAAAATGTCCATCATGATAAACATGTTTCCAAACAGCAGGATCGTTTTGCTCATGAAATCTACAGTTAAGATGCTTATCAAAGAAAGCTTTTGCTTCTAAGAATGTAGGATTAGGATTACCTTGTTTCTTAAGAATACGATAAATACAGTTTTCTACATCCTTCAGAAGAGTCAATCCTAAGAAATCAAACTTAAGAAAACCATTATCTTCAAGATTACGGAAGTTCATACCTTCTGTCCAAGGAGTTTGTAGTTCGCCACGAACACCAACAATAGGCATAGATTGTGCAAGTTCATCGGCATCTGCTATAATAACACCACCCGCGTGGCGTCCAATAGCTCTGTTTTGCATAAAGAGAGAAGACACATGTTTTTCTACCTCTGGATATGTTTCCATAAACTCACGGTATTCTGGTGAATGTTGCATGCAATCTTCGTGTTTAAGAACAAATACAGACTTTTCTTGATTTTCATCTCGAGCTTGCTGCATAACTTGCTCTTGCAAAGGACCTGTCATCTTGTTTACTTCGTCGAATGGAACATTGTAAAACTTTGCAATATCCTTAACAAGAGACTTAAGCTTAAGGGTATTGAAATTAGAAACAGGAATAACAGCATCATCACCATATAATTCTCTCGCAGCATTAATTAGTTCATCGCGATCACCAGCGTCTGTATCAATATCCGGCCAACTTGTGTTGTGTGTTAAAACAAAGTCTGCGTCAGGATTTTCTGAAACATAAAATGTGTGATCGCCTTCTACTTCAATATCAATCATATCTCTGTCATAATGAACAAAGTTAATTTCTTCAATTTCGTATAAGGTGTCTTGACTTTTTGTAGTTACGTCTTTCAATGTTTGGAATCTCCTCGTATAAATTTTCTTCTTTAAGCATGTCATAGAATTCCGACATGTATATTACTTTTATATTATAACCAATATTTTTTACTAATTGCACGCACTCTAAATTTTTAGAGTATTTCTTATCTTTTCTACCTGCTTTTAATTCAACATACAAGTCTTCTTTTTCTAAGTAGAAGTCAGGTGTATATCTTCTTGTCTTACCTTTGTCGTCAAGTTCAAAACATTTGTTTTCATACTTAAAATCTATTTTTTTATATTTTAAAAATCTTGCATAGTCTGCTTCAAGCGAACTTTTAAAGTGCATACTGCCAGGCAAGTCTGTTCTATAACCTGATCTTCCTTTTGTTGGGATCTTAATTAAACCTAAAGATTGTGCCTTATACTGGCAATTTCTTCCACAATAAGTTCTATTATCAGTTTCAAGTATACTCTTTTCTTTCTTACAAACTGCGCATTTAAATATTTTTGTCTTACCTTTTTGACCTGCATAACTACATTCATGACTACAGTATTTTCTTCTAGAGTTTTGTAAAACTTCAAAAGTCTTATTGCAGTTTTTGCAATTAATGCTCTTTTTTTCTTTCTTGTTTCTGTTAGCATAACTTCTGTTTTGACAAACTCTACTGCAGAATTTTGAGTTTTTAGAAAGAGACTTAGGCTTATAATAAGTACATTTGCAATAATTACACGCAAGTTTTATAGAACTACTTGTGCCATTTTTTTTAAGATATTCTTTTTTACAAGATTTACTGCAATACATCTTATTGCACTTTGCAATAGAACCTTGGTCTGACATTTTGAATTTTACAATAAATTCTGTTTTGCAACTTTTACAACTAATATTTTTATGATATTCTTTTTCTTCCATGAAATTTTCTCCGGAAATGATTTCTTGGATTAATTATATCAAGCATGAATATTTTTTATAAGCTTATCACCTTTTTTTAAATGACACGACATCGTTTCAACTTCTTCACCCCTACGATTAACAATCCACCTGTGGTTAGGTGAACAAACAATTTTTCGACCGTTGAACTTTATTTCAATTGCCATGTCATGTTGGGTTACAGCTTTATCAAGAATTTTTTTATATTGTCCTGTATGTGTTAATACTTTTTCGCCTTCGACAACGTCTTTAATTTTCTTTTTACCCATTTCAGATATAACGTAAGTATCTTCGTCTAAACACCTGTGCCTACCTAAGAATCTTGCCCAAAGCAAATTATAAGGAATAGGATCTACCTGCGTAATTCCAAGTAAATAATTAATTAAACTGCCGGCACCTGACCCTCTTCCAGGACCTAGCAGGGTTTTTTGCTCAGCTTTTTTGAAGATTTCATACATTGTAATAAAATAAGCAGAGTGACCTAAGTACTTAATATCAGACAGCTCTTCTTTAACACGATTAATATATACTTCGTTTTCGTGTAAATCATGATCAATTAAAGCCTCTTTGACCAAGTCTGTTAAATGCTGGAATGGTGTTTTGTTTGGTACATTAATTGTTGGCAGCTTAGCACTTGTATCTACCCAAGTATCTTCGAAGTCGTTCCAAACGATATCATGTGTTCTATTAATCGCATCACGAACTAACTCTTCATTACCTTTATAGAAGTCGTATGTAGGATATGCATCAAGAAATTCATCCCACATTTGAGAAGCATTCTTAGGGTATAACTCGCACTTAAGATCTTCAAACTCTGGCAGAGTTAATCCGTCTTTTTTACCTAACCATCCGAGCTTCTTGTATAACTCACGTGCTTGCCATTTATCAGCTGTTGGATAGTGTGAGTCTGCTGTGCAGATTAGAGGGATGCCTGTTAGCTTATGATGTTCAATAAGATAATCATTTACTGTGTGTTGTTTTTCAAGCTTATTGAACTGTAATTCTAGTTTAAAGTTATTTTCGCCTACACAAGAAACAAATCTATCTGTAAGGTTTTGTA